TTGAAATATTAATCAGTGCCTGAGCATTGGCGGTCATATCCATATCATTTAAAGCTCCTTGTGGTAATTCATCCCGAGTTTCAACACCAAATTCTTCTAAAATAGACCGTCTATCCCCTCGTTGTGAGTGAACAAATTTCTCACACCCTTCGTGATGTCTTACTAAATGTGCAGTAACCCATTGTTTAATAGTGTTCCAAGACCAATCATATTCTAATAATCTAATCGGACTATGTTCTGCTAATAGGATTTTAGCCTTCCAAGAATTAGAAGGTTCTTTATCTAATGGTTCTTTGCCTATAGTTCTACGGGCAGCATTTAATACTCTTTTCCAAGAAGTAACTTGTTCTAATCTTTTAATTTCGCTCATTTCTTTCTCTTTTTAGCTTCTCTCTTTGATACTTTATTAAGTAACAAATTAATACTCTTAAATCTTCTATGAAGTGTTTCCCTTTCTTCGTCAGTAAGAGGAGAATTCATTGCAGCTGGCGTGTCAAGTTCTGAATTAAATTGCATAATTTCATTCATTTTATTATCCAACCACATATTACCTGTTTTATACCAAATCATAATACTACCTCCGTTTCATCTTCAGCCCAACCTTTAGCATTTTCAGCTAGATGAAGTAATTTATATTTAAATTCATGCATTGAATAACTATTACCTAAATCAAATTTGGAGAATTCATAATATAATTTCGGAATTTCTTTTAATATTTTATCAATAGTCCAATATTGATCTAAAGTAGGTGTTATAAGATCACAATTAGAAAAATCTAATTCGGGTATTTTATTACCATCGTCATCGTAATCCCAATTAACTTCGTAGTCATTTACTTCCACCTCAACTTGTTTACTAAGTGTCTGACTTATAGTTACTTCTACTAACTCATCGTCTTGTTCAACTTCGTTCCAAGGGGCAAAACTATTATCGCTTCCTTCTGGATAATTGTAATTATTCATTGTTACTCTCTTTAAAGTTAAAATAATATCTCGAATTCAAAGTATCAAAATATCCTTCATCCCAGTTAATGTTTCTAATTATAGACGTTGTATACCATCTATCCATTGTATACATATGGCAAGAAATTCCTTCCCCAAATGCATCAGTATGCCCATGTTCCCATACAGACTTATCTTCTTTCCAGATTTCAATCCATCCTTCCTTAGAATTTTGCAGAGCTAAATATATACTCTCAGTTGCATCCGGGTATTTGAGGAATTCCTCTTTCGTTAGATTCTTCAGTTCCTTGATCGTCATATAATGTATCGTCCCAAAAATAAATTTCTTTCATTTTTACTTTTCATTACTTCCATTTATAACACCAACCTATTGATACACCCACGCCTATATAAGGTCCTGGTACAAAAGTTCTATCTATTGCATTTATAGTAGCACCATATCCTACATTAAGACCTATACCTACATACGGTCCCCACCCATTTCTTTTCGTTTTAACGATAGTTTGAGGTGTATATGAATAATTGAACCAGACACTATCTAAACTAGCCTTATATCCACTATAATCAATTCCTAGACTATATTTAGTAGAGTCGGTACTACCAGTATCACGATATTGATAATGATCAATAGGGATTTGTACATAAACTGTATCCAAAAATGTATCATGTTGAATACGTATTGCAGTATCATACTTTGTTACATATTTCCACTTTACTTTTTCTTGAATTTGGATACTGTCTCTTATTATAGTGTCATATTGAATAACTGGCTTAGGAGCGTGTTTTTCTTCTATCTGAGTGACTTTATAGTCGTATAGGAGGAATCCTCCTATACCAACTAAAAGTAAGCTTAAAATCAAAATAATTAAGCCAGAGGTAGAGAGATGTTTTTTAGTTTGATTTGTTTCCATATTAACTACTACATGGTCCATCATACAATTGTTTTACTTGTAAACAAATGCTATGCTCAGACTCATTATTATTATACATTCCATCGACATGCACAAAATGATACATTATATCATCGTGGTACTCAATTAAAACATATCTAGACTTATCTTCGATTCGAGATAACATCTCTATTAAATCTGCTACTGTCCAATATTCTGGAGTTGGCTTATATACCGATTCTTCGTTTTTATTTATTTCCATGTATTTATTCTTTTTTAACATAGCCGTGCTGTTCAGCAACTTTACAACACAATTCTATGAATTCATCATTTGATAATGACTACTTCATCATATTTATACGTTTGTCAACTAATTGAATATTATCAGGTTCATATCCTTTATTTGAATCAATTCGGTCAACTGATAAATTTTGCTATGATAAAGGCTTATTTAAATCTAAAGCCATTGAAATCCCAGATAAAGAACAGTTAGAATTCTCATCATATAATTTTTGTATATCCGCAGGTGTTATAGTAAATGGCAATGCTCCTACTTTTTTACGTGTAGATAAATTATGTTTAATTTGATTGAATTTAGATACTATTAAAGCCTAAATATCAATTTCACCATTATCTGTAAAATAATTTTTATTTCCGCATTTTTTACATCGAGTACTAAGGCCTTTGCGTAATACACTAGGTTTCTTCCATGCAATATTTCCACATTTACATTGACACTACCACAATACATTTCTGTGAGAATCTGTTTTAGTTATATCGGAAATAACTGTCCATAAACCAAAGGTTTGTCCAACGGGAGGAACTTCTCTGAGTTCTTCCCGTTTACAAGCTTTTCGTCTAGGAATATTATGAAGTTTTAAATATTCAAAAATTGAACCATTATTTGTTACTCCAATTAAATTTCCAATTTCTTTACCTGACATTTTTTGATTTACGTATAAATCAATTGCGTTAATTTCATCGCATTTTTTATTTATTTCACTCTATGTCATATTATTTAATTTTATTTATCCACAATACGAAAACCCACACGAAGGGCAGGATCGACAGCCCGACGTATGTTCTAACTCAGCTCCACATTCAGGACATTTATTCTTAACATCTACTGTGATTTCCTCTTTCCTTTCACTTTTCACTGGTTCACAGCATTGAATTCTTTCCAATACTTCTTTGTGCATATCTTTCAATGCATTACCGACAGCAGTTGGACAACAAGAGCCTAATGATACATCTCCTTTAGTAGCTTTTCGTACAGCATAAGAAGGACAAGTACCACAAGATTTTAATTGATCAAGAATAGATTCAATTTTAATACCACCTCTTGCAGCCAAACTCATCATTCTAGATAGTCCGATCATGAAATTATTACATCCACCTTGAGATCCTTTACTTAGGTAAGTTTCTAATAGCTCACCTGTCTCAGGATGAAAGAATGCTTGGAGGTGAAGAGAACCACAACCAGTCATTAGAGTACGTTTCAAACCAATACAGTTATCACCTGCTTTAATAATTTCACCACGTTGAAGTTCTTTTGGTGTTTCCTTTTGAGGTCTATCATTCAGAATAGCAGCTCGTGCACAATTTCTTCTAAAGATAGTTACACCTTTCAATCCTTTTTTCCAAGCATACATATAAAGATCGTATACTTCTTCTATTGTCACATTTTCATCCAAATTAACAGTACTAGAAATACTAGCGTCAATATTAGTTTGTAAAGCAGCTTGCATATCTATTCTTTGCTTCCAATTTAATTTGTCAGAACTGATAAATTCTGGAGGCAACTGATCAAAGGTACAACCATGCTCAGCCATATAGTCTGTTACAAGTTTTGGATGTACTTCATAAGTAACATCTTCATTATGTAATGATTTTGTTGTTCTTGTATAAGACAATGCGAATACTGGTTCTGCGCCTCCAGAAAATGCATTCAACATAGTTGAAAGTGTACCTGTAGGAGCTATAGTAAGTAGTTGACTATTAAAAGGATATCTACCTTTATATCTATTTGATAAATATGGGAGAATTTGTTTTTGATAAAATTCCGATTCAAATAAATTATCAAATGGAATGTTTTCAGGATTTAAATCACAAGATTGTTCAAATGCTGATACAAGCATTATTCTTGTAATTTCTTTGGCTCCAATTATTGATTTTTCTGATCCGTATGGTACATGTAACTTAGCTAAAGCTCCAGCTAAATCAAACATGCCTAAACCTATAGCACGCCACTTTTCTGCAGAATCTCTTTGTATTTGTAGTGGATGCAACGGAGTACCTTCTCTTAACGCATCATTAAGTGCAATAGTAGCGATTTTAACATCTCTTTCAAAAATATCAGAATCAAAATTACCATTATTAACATATGCTGCAATATTCATAGAGCCAAGCAAACAAGCTGATCCATCTGTCAAAGGTTCTTCAGCACATGGGTTCACCCCAGCATACTTAAACTCTTCATTTTTATCCATCATATTCCAGTGATCAATTCTATCCCAATATAGAACACCTGGTTCTGCATAATTCCAATTGTTTTCTGCTAATTTTTGGAATAATTGTCTGGCTCTGACTTTCTTAACATAACAAACAGAGTTATTACTGAAATGGTCTTCTATATATGTTAAAGTATTATAAGGAGCATCGTAGTATTCTTTAGTAAATTTACTAAGATCTAGATCACAAGGCCATTTTAAATAATAATCCGCATTATTTTCAACAGCCTTCATAAACTCATCACTAACTCGAACAGAAATATTCGCGTTTGTAATTTGATCAGTATTAGCCTTAATATCAATAAATTCTTCAACATCAGGATGATTAATATCAATACTAATCATTAATGCGCCCTTTATTGGACTATCTCTTACCTTTTATAGGCTTGGGCACTCTTGCTGGTTATTAAGGGAACCCGTTTTCCCTCCAGTAGTCTCTACACCTTCTGATGAATGGTCATCAGCTTGGCTCGGTATTGTATTCTGTTGAATAGTTTCACCGAATTCACCCAATTCTAGACGCAGCGCATTATATTTTTCAAATTTACGACGTAATACTACAAATGTTTCATTTTGATACATATATTGTAATATTTTTAACACGTCTTTTTTTGACGATGTTTCTAATACATAACAATTTTCAGTTCCTTTTTTATGTAAAGAAGAAGATATTTCTAATCTAAGAAGTAATTTTTGAACAGCTGACAATAATTTGTAACTTCCTGTAAAATTAACTTTTTGCCAGATTCTATTTCTATCCTTTCGTTTTCCCCAAGTTATACATCCGTCACCATCAAAAAAACCTAACAACATATAAGGTTCTAAATGCTTAGGTATTCGAGGGAAAGTTTTTTCTTCTTTACATCCTGTATATTTTAGTAAATCTTGGAGTATTTTTTTATTTCCAATACTCATATGAGCAGAAGGGAACTTTCTTGTAGCTCTATCAAGCACATGAGATTCTCGTACTATTCCACCTAATTCACTTTGAATAAAGTTTAAAATTTCTTTATCTGCAAGTGCACATCCATAAGCCAATGTGTTTTGTGTAATATACCCATCTGCTAAAGTGTAACCCATTATATAAGCTTTTTCTTTTGTATCGATTTTATTAAAATAGTCCTCGTTATACTGGGGTTTTTTATAATTCATATATTGTGTTAAATTATACTTATGTATATACCACACTATTGTTCTAGCCCCTATATTTACTTCTTTAAGTTTGGCAATTTGTCTCGACGACATGCCTTGTTTTAAACAGTTCTCTAAAAATTGTTTATCCATAATTTACTCTATATATTTTCAATTATTGTTAGTTAAGTTATACTTTAATAACAAACATCATTTTACGTCTACCATTTTGACAAATAGTTCCAGTGACAACATCAAAAGTTTTCATAAATGAAACTGCTCCAGATGTGGTTTTTGCAGAGTTGTGTACAAGTGCTCTAGCTGGACGTAACTTGCTGATATCAATTCCAACTCCTCCACCATAACTATAAGTACGAGCAATATCAGAACAACATTTATAAATACTTTCAATAGAATCATCTACTGATAATACATAACAGTTTGATAATGTAGATTTTATACCACTATTATTCAAACCTCTATTGGCTAAAATTCGTCCTCCAAATAAAAATTTCTTTTCTTCTATGAGTTTTCGTACATCAGTGTTTCCACCACTTACTCGATCAAGCCATTGATCGAATGTTTCATTATTATAGCGATATTTCTTTTCCCATATATCATATCCTAACTGATGTTCTCCAACCCATTTCCATGCTTTTTCGTCTCTCATTGTAACAAAGCTTTTTTATAACGTTCTTCATCTACATATCGAAACATCTCAACATCTTCAGGATTTTCTAAATCTATTTCTCCCCATGTTATAACCGCAGCACTTACAATAGTATCACCTGGAATATGTGATAATTCTTTTATCAATTGATCTTTTGTCATAATGCGAATGCGTCTTCTATAAGACATTTATGTTTATAAATTTTATCTTCGTAAGCAGCTTTTACAAAAGTGCGAAATTCTTCCCAAAATTTATAATCCTCGTCTTTTTTTTCAACATAATAAGATTTCCAAGTATTTGAATCATACGCATTTAATAATCCAGTTGAAAATTGGATTTCCAATCCTGAGTGTTTTAATTTTGATTTTTTCCCAAAAGAGGGAGTTTTTTCTTCATAAGTACTCCAATCATCGACTAAAAATTGAACAAATGTATTGCTATTAATGTCTTTAATTTTTACAGACATAGAAGAATTAAATTCGATTTGTTTTTCTTTATCATATTGACCAAATCGCAATAAATCAGCCACATGTTTTACAAATTCGTATGTCATAATCCTAAAATATTATTGATTAACATTGTTTTTTCAAATTGATTTACTATATCTTTATCATCCTTTTGAATTAAATGCAAAAGACAATTATAAATATCACGCATGTGAATACCGTGGGTAGAAGGTACATACCAATCAGAATCTTTATCCTTTAAAATACTTTTATAAGCATCTACAGGAATAGAATTTGCTATTTTTACTTTTCCGTATTCTGAACTATATACACAATCTAGTGTTTTATCAACCCATAATCCGAGAAGTCCAAACAAATCTTGTCGATCTACAGGTAATGATAGATTAGGTTCCATTAAAGCGTGTATATCGTCCGTTAATTCTAATAATCTTTGTACACAAGAATAATCCAATGCGGTATCTGGTTCAATTTTTTGTACTCGTATTTGATTAGAATTTGTTACAATAATAGTTCCTTGTTGTATATTTATATCGCCAATATAAAATTTAGCAACAGGGATTTTACTATCTAAAGCGTACACCATACAAATAACTTTTTGATATATACCTCGCTGATAATATGTCGTAGGTAAAACAGCTTGAATACATACTCTATTATATACAGTGTCAATGTTACCATCAGTAATCGATAATTGTTCAGATGGACGTACATAACATTTAAATTCTGCACCAAGTGGTGTCAATCTATCAACAAAAGGTTGAATATATTGTCTTGCAGACAAATATGTTTTATTTTTAATACATGTTGGTTTACCTTGTAATACAATATCCAATTCTTCAATCATTATAATTCAGCATTTATGCCAAACGCAAGGAATTTTCCTTCTTTTGCTGAAGCGCTTGGTGTATAAACACAATATGATGCTATAGGGCAAATATCAGGAACTTTAACAGCCATTGCTATATAATCCTTATGCGTAAGACTTGTTAACATTTTCATCTCTTGTTTGGCTTCATACAAAGACTCAAAAATTCCATGAATTCCTCTTTTTTGTACTACTGTAATATCTGTTATTTCTTCACCATCTATTTCTTTACCATCAATATCTAATTCTTTATTTGGTAAATTGTTAATACTTAAAGCTGCTTCTACTACCATATAATTAATATTGGTCCACTGTCTTGTGGCAGTTACCTTATTATTAATCAATGTATATGGACGTTTTCTTAAATCAGGAATAGCTGGATCTAAAGTAATATAAAGACCATATCCTGGTTTTAATTGCGTTTTTTCTTCCAACTGACTAATTGCAAATCGCTTAAATTGATGTGTGCCTGGAGTTGGTTTACCAGCTTGTGTCCAAGCTTGTGTACAATTAGTACCTTTAATCAAGGGATGATTAGGATCAAAATTTAAATGTTTGAACGCATCATCCTTTGTATATCCAATACATTCCTTTATTTGTAAAATTTCCATTAAAATCCAGTAATTTTATGTGATTGTATTAAGTAATCTCGTTTTTGTAATGGGTTTTTAATGTCTTTAATTACTTGTTCTATTGGTTTATCTAAAATAACTGTTGCAATAAACACTTCTTTTAAATCGGCAATAGATAAGTTCTTCGTTAATGTGACATATTCATCAAGTTTTTCTTCAGAAATACCTTTGTACTGAAAATATTCTTTGCGAACATTAGCATTTGGATTATCCAGTCTGTAGCGTAAATCAATTCGAGATGGACGCAATAATGCATCAGATAAATCAGAAGTATTATTTGACGTCAATATTATTAAATGATTATTAATAGACTGTTTACCATCCATAAAGTCTAAAAGAATTTGATCGCCGCCGAGATTTTCAATTAATTTATCAACATCTTCGATGATAGTAATAATTGGTCTTTCAGGCTCTATTTTTCGAAAAATTGATTTAAGTACTATAGGTAAAAATTGAAATTCATTAGCATTTCTTACTGTAAAAACAACCCCATTTAATTCAATAATATGTTGAATAACTTGTGTAATTAATGAACTTTTACCAGTACCAGGTCCTCCTTCTAAAAGTATTCCTCTTTTATGACAAAGATTATATTGTTTATATAATTCTTTTTTATCCCAAAACTGTTTTACTTCAGATAATATAGATTCCTGATAACTATCAGAAAATATAAATAATTCATCTGAATTTAATGGAATAGGAGTAAGATGATAATCTCTATCCATAAATGTACAAGCATACATACCAGCTGGTATATCATCAACACATTTTAAATTTACAGCAGGAATATAATCTTCTCCTGTAGAAATCCATGTAGAATATTCCAAATCTTCTACAGGTTCATTAGGAGTAATTGGAACTGTTAATTCTAAAATTGAATCGTCTAAAATCATATTAAAAAGGCATCCATTCTTCAAATAATTCTTTAATTCTATCTTTTACTTCACCAGCCGAGTTATATTTTTCAGGCTTATTAATATCTGAAACACCATATAATAAATCTTCGCACAAAATTGTAATTCCAACAATGTGTTCTTGATCCCCATAATTATCAATATTTATTCCTTTATATACAAATTTAAAAATTGTATCATTTACAGTTTTAAATTCTTCAGGAAATCTCTTTTTTAATTGTTGTGTTAAATAACAAATTAATGTTATTAATTCTATTTTATGTTCAAAACTATGGGCTGTATTAGTTTTAGTGGAAAAAAGAGTACTAAAAATGTACTCTTTTGTTCCAATACTAACATTATTTAAATCAATTATCCCGTTCTTCGAAACTTTTGTCATAGCCATTAATATTATGATAAGCCACTCGGCAAATTAATTGTTTAAATTCATTTAATCCATATTGAATATATGAATTATTAACAGGAAATACTTTCGATTTATATTCTCCTGTTGTTTCTACTACAATAACATTACACATGTAATTATAATCGGTTAACCCTAACACTTGATCACAATACATTTGTAACAATGCAAAATAAATCCCAAATTGTCTAAAATAATGTAATTTTTGAAAACTACCATCATACCATTCTCCGTCATAAATGTTACCCATAAAAGTAACATGTGATTTTGAAGTTGTTTTTAAATCATTTAAATAAATGATACGCAGATCATGATCTATAATGACTTGATCTAGTTTACCTTTAAAAGGTATAACTGTAACTTCGCCAGTAGGTAATGTAACTTCAATATCTGAAAATAATGCAATTTCATTCATGAATTGTTTTTCAGATAATAAAGATGGAGATAAAAATGCTTTTACTTCTCGATTTTCATTCAAAGACTTTAAACATTTTTTACAAGCATCTAATTGTGCTTTAGGTAAAACAATTTGTTCTTTAGCATTATTTTTAAAATATCCATTTACTAATTTAAAATAATAATCTTTTCCTGATTCAAATGCTTTTTTAAATATTTTTTTTGTTAATTTACCTGCATAATAATCGGCATTAACTGAAGCTAAACGAATTGCTTCATGTAACGGACGACCATTTTTTCGATGGTTGTATAAGCAATCAATAAAGTAGCCCAATTTAGCAGATGGCTTACCTTCATAATTAGATAGTTCATAATCATTACTTTGTAAAAATATATTATGAACACCTGTTCCAACAGCTAAGCTAGGATTATAAGCAAATGGAATACCTGTTTGAAAAAGTTCGGGAGATCCTCCTTCTTGAGGATTAATGTATTTCAATCGTGAATTGCTAATTCCAGGAAGTTTGAAATATTCATCATCTGGAATATCTCCACCTTTTATATTTAAAAATTTAATTTTACATTCATCAAAATAACTCATAATATTTTTTTGATATTTCTTGATAATTAAGGTGATTGATTCTATATTTTGTAGAAATGTGTTTGTTGTGAGGACGTGTAATCAATAAAGCTGGGAATCCAGACTCTAAACATTGTTTTACATTTCTCCAAGAATCATCTATAAGTACATCACAAATTCCTTTAATGTAATTTGCTTTATTAGCATATTGATATACTACTTGATAAATTGGCCTTATTGGCAATCCTAATTTAGATAAATTTGTTCTTGTATAACTTTTACTGTTAATTCTTTTTGTACAATAACAATATGGAGTAAAATTAGGTTTCTCTACTAACTTTAGATTTTCCCAAAATTGCTTATCATATTGACATTTAACTACTTGCTTTGTAATTTGTGACTCCGTAAGTTGTGATAAAGAACATTTGAATTTTCTTTCATGAGCATTAACCCAATCTACAATTGTATCATCAATATCTAATGCTATTTTCAATTTTTTACGCCCATAAGAAACACTATTTTGTACATACTTACACTTATCAGCTTTAAGGATATCCATTTTTAATCTTTCTGGTGTAATAAAATTTAGTAACTTTAATTGTGCGTTACGATGTTCTTCGAAAGTTGATGTCTTACTAAAAACTTTATATCTGATTAAACAAATATTATGAGAAGGACAGTATGTAAGATTTTCCCATCGATCTCGAGCTTGTACTTCTTTTAAAGCAGGTATTCCTCCAAATGCTTCAATAGATTGACTATGTTGAATTCCATCAAATTCAATTAGAAATAATTTTCCATTATATCGAAAACTAAAATCAGCACGTCGAGTTTTATCTTGAAATCTTCCAATTCGAACTTCTTTATTATAGAAAAAATTTAATTCCTTACATACTTGTTGCAAAATACTTTCGATATGTCTTTCTCCTTGTGTAGAGTTTCCTCCATTTAGTGGGAGTTTTATATTCATATGTTATTAGTATTGTGTTATTAATAATTGGTAAAATAATTCTTTAGGCATAATAGCATATTCTCCAACTGAAACTTGATTTTTTTCTCTAAGTTCTTGAGCATTCCACATTATTACTAAAGGTTTATCTTTTTTACCAACTTCGTTATTTATTTTCTTTATCTGAGGTACCGCTTGAGTACATTTCGCTTGTAAATAAAAATCAAGAATATTATCAGGATCACAAATATCTATTTTACAGTTATCTAAATTTTTACTTTCACTTCTAGAAGTACATAAATTTTCATTCCCTGTAATCTTTTTAAGCTCATTTACAAGCTTTACTTCGTAACTATTTCCTCGTTGTCTATTGCGTTTATTTCGCCGTTTAATTTTAGAAGACCCAGAAATGCTTCGTTTCTCTGATTGTTTTATCATTGAATATATTGTTTAATTCTTCTATGGCTTCTAAACATTCCGTTTTTCCTAAGTTTTTATATAAATCCGAAATATCTTTTGCCATATGTCGTTTTATAAATACACATCTTAAGAATGGGAACTTTTTTCTATATTTGTTAGCACCTTTAACCCCAGGTAAATCATTGTCACCTAAATACAAAATATTAGACGTTTTATTCGTGAGTCTATTCATTTGTGCTTTAGACATTAATACTGTTTCACTACATGGTGCTATCGCAGGTATATTATTTTCTGCTAACAAAAGTACGTCTTTTAACGATTTAGTAATTATTAAACCAGAGCCAATTTGCATTTTTAATTGCCGAGCTCCTTGTATTAATTCTTTTGGCCAGTTTGACAAAAACCGATAGTTTTTGTTTTGTGGAAAATATAATCTCCACATTTCTGAACCATTACGTTTTCCTCCGTAATAACCAAATATATAATGTCTTGTGGAAGAAGATTTATAATAATTACCATTTAAAAACACAGATTTACAAGAATATACATTATATCGATTTAAAGTTTTTTTGGATATTCCAAAACTTTTCCACCATTTTAATTCTCCTTCAGTAAATTCTTGAGGTTCAATTTGAATAACCGTTTCTGTTTTAGTTTCAATTTTATCATTAGATATTTTTATTGGTTGTTTTGGTCTATCTGATGTTTTTTCAATATATCCAAAATCTTCAGCAATAATTTGTAATGCTTTAACATAAGAACATTGATTAAAATACATTACAACATCAATGAAATTACCATGAAAACTTGTCCCAAAATCATGAAAAATTAAATCGCCTTTTCGATTCCGATAAAAACTTGCAGTTGGTTTTTTATCAGATCGAAGAGGCGAAATAACCAAACCTTTAGAAACAGGAATACCTAAATAGGTAGTCATATACGTTTCTTCTGTGTTTTTACTTAATAAAAATTCCTTGGTTAACTGAGGAGTTAATTGCGGAATTTTAAACATAATTAAAAGTTAAAATCGATATTTGCTTCAGGTTGTGCAACAGGAGTAACACCAGGTGCCATATCATTTGTTCCAAATGAATCTACAGCTACAGGTTTTGCTTCTGCAGCCTTTTGAATTTGTTCTAGTTCATAACGACTCCATGCAATATTATTGCCAATAAAGTTCGTACCCATAAAGAATTGACCCGAACTGTTATATCGAGCAAAGAACGGGAATCGAGCTTCCCCCTTATTATTATTTACAAGTTTAATCTTAGTTTCTGTGCCAACGCCAGGCTGAGTAGCTTTAACCATAAGTTGGCGCAAAGAATCCCAATCAGGAGCTGCAATACTAGCTTCCTTTTTATCAATTTTCTGACCCAATTCAGGATTTACAGCATCAATAAGATGCTTAAATTTATAAATCATTGCCATAACATTAGAAGGGTTAGTCTTGCCATTGCTACCTACAGTATCCTTGTAATCCTCCTCTCTAGGTTGCCAAATTGTATCAATAAAAGTACCAGTAGCATTAGAGAACTTAATGTCAAGAACCTTATAAACTTGAGTAGCATCTTGCTTACCCTTAATATCTCTAGCTTCACAGCCATCAAAAGTTACTGTATGAATTTGATTACCTTGAAGAGATTGATGGGTTTGACTAGTACCCGCTGTCATGTCAAAATTAAAACCTGTCATAATTCGAATTTTTGTAATTTTTTAATATTATAATTTGTATCTTCTATGATATTTTTATCTAAAAAACTAGTTACTGCTGCCTTGACTTCAGTAAATACTTTGAATTCTTGATCACCTTTTAAAAATAAGGTTCCAAAATTATCAATTACTTTAAAATTTTTACCATATTGTGATAGAAAATCATTGTCTTTACCACGACACACAAAACTATAACCTTCAGACAGTTTATTACCTGCATCAGATTTATAAATTACTGGCATCATAGTTTTTTCATATTCAGCATATCCTATGTCCACTCGATCTCCAGGATTAACCTGGAGTAAGTGAACTAATTCAAGGCTTAATGTTGCTGTATTATCATTAAGAATGAGATCGTACATTATGAATTATATTCGTCAATTTTATTACAAATATATTGCAAATCGTTATCTATTCTTAAGTCTTCAAAACATCCCATTGGAGTTTTAGCAGTTGTAGTACCATCAGATTGAGTAATTAATTTATATTGAGGTACATCATTTTCACCTTTGACCACATCTGTAAAAAATACATAAGTAAACAATCCTTCTACAGTAATCATACTGTCGATCATTTTCGTTATTGTATAATGTTAACGATTTGGGCGATTAACTCCAAATCCATTATACCTACATGTTTCCATGTAGACTAGACTATATATTCATTATTTCAAATTTCCAAATATATGAATTATAAGATTCTTTTTTATTTTTACAACATCTATAAATAGATGAATAAGATAAGTTTAGTTCTTCTGCTGCTTTTAAGGCACTTGGCCAAGTTTTTATCAAATTTCCGTTTAAATCATATTGATTAACAACATTTATCGACACATGGATATCAGAATTATCATCTAAATATCTCCAAATATAACCTTTACATGTTTGATGTTTTTTATGTTTTTTACAACATTTGATTATATTACCAGCATCAATGTTATAATAATCTGCCGCATCTTTAACACATGCCCAGGTTTTTATAAAATTACATTCAATATCATATTGCTTAATAGACTTTCCTTGCAATTTTCGAATTGCATTTCGAACATTTTCTTTATGATCTTGTGTTAATTTTTTACCTTTATGACTTTTCGATATTTTGTCTCGAACTTCTTGAGGTCGAGCTTTTCCTTTTAGAGATTTACTTCTCTTTAAAAGAGCTTCTTTTGTAAAAACTTGGTTTTGATTACCATCTCCTCCAGATGTTAAATTAGTTAGTTTAAATCCCCAATTTTTTAATTGAGTAATCCAATATTGTTCTAACCACTTCCAATCTGGGAAAAGATTTAAATCTAAGGTGTCTAATTCTTCAATTATAATTGAATATCCGTTTTCAATTTCATAATTTATCCAATTATAATTATAAACAGAATATATTTCTCTAAGTTTGTGACGTTTTGCATCACATAAATGTTGGTTTAATCGAGCTTTTAATGATCTAATTGTTTTTCCAACATACCGAATTTCTTCCGGATTTCTAGATGAACTAAGTGTATAAATTTTTAACATATTATTTTAATTTTTTGCAAAATTAAAACAATAGGTTAAATAAAAAAAGAAAAAGTTTTATATTTGTAAATTTTTAATAACATCCCCATTTCAAATTGCTAATCAACAATTTTACGTCACCGATCCGTGACTAGTCGTTACACGCGCCCGTTATTTTAATAATTTAAAATAACTGCTTGGTTCGGTATTACCATGCTCTAAAAAGAGTTTAGGCTTTCACCGAGTTAGGGGTTATACAGGCAAAATTTATTTACCAATTGTTTTAATCTTATACGAAGGATTGAGAGCATCTCCTGTATTTTCAGCATGTGTTAATACAAATACTTTCAAATCATCACGTAAATTCATAGCATTTTTCAAAACACTATAAAAATT